TGTCAGATAACAAAGAAATATTCGAGGGTAAAACCTTTCAAGACTTAACAAAAGATATTTATGAGAATACTACAAAGCGTAAAACTCAAATAGATTTGTTAATATCAGAAATACACGGATTCATAACAACCATAGATGATGTAGTGTTGGTAGCACCTATTATAAAAGAATATATGGATACAGCTGTTCGTAATGATGAACACTTGGTAAAATTAGCTGGTGTGCTACAAAGAATAATTTCTAAATCACAAGGTGAATCTGACGAATCAATGTTATTAAGTGATGAGGAAAAAGCAGAATTAATGGGAACACTCCAAGATACAGTAGATGATTTACAAAAAGAAAGTCATAGATTAGAAACAATAAAAGATAAAACAATTCAAAAAGGTTATTCGGAGGGTTAAATGGGTTCAACATTTACTACAATGCATGGGAAAACAATCAAAGGATTTGCTGGTAAGGAATATCCAGTACCTATGTATTTACAATTTGTACCTGGAGTTGTGGTTGAAGTTGTTCATTCTGAACAAAGTCAAAGATATGGTGGACCTAGAACTATTAATACAATTATAGCTAAACCCCATATTACAGAAAAAATATCTAAAAGAAAAGCGAATCTTGGTGAAAAAGAAAGATATTTTCCATTACTTAGAACATTCAATGATGTTCCTTCAAAAGGAGATCCCGTTTTATTGTGTACAATTGGTAATACTAATTATTATTTAGGACCAATAAACACAAACAACAATAGTCCAACTTGGAATGACGATCCATCTTATATTGCGGAATTACAATTTGAGGAGGGAAGGAAAACACTTAGAACCGGAGTAAAATATGGTAAAAGCGGAGAAACACTAAATTTTAATAAAGAAATTTCATATCCCCGTATGACTAAAAAAAGAAAAGAAGAATTAGACTATGGTAATGCTTTTTTCGAAACAACAGGTGATACTATATTTGAAGGTAGGCATGGTAATAGTTTAAGAATAGGAAGTCGTAGTAATAATCCCTATATATTTATTTCTAATAAAAGAAATGCAGGAAATCATGTAGAAAGTATTGTTGATGGTAGTTTAATTACCATAACTTCAAATGGAACAATCACTCAACATGTAGGTAATTTTAGTGACGAAACCACCATATTTAAATTATCTTCCGACCACACAGATAATACATATCCAATTGGTGATGTATATTCTTATTTAAGGGGTGGTCAAAATCAAGAAAATATATATAACTATGATAAAAATCAAATATTAATACAATCTCATAGGATAACTTTAAACACGAAGCAAGATGATATTTTTATTTCATCTAAAAAAGATATACACATTGGTGCTGGAGAAGAAATGACAATATCATCTAATAATAATGTGTTCTTTGAATGTACTAATTTTAACATTGGACATCCTGATAGAGCTTTTGAAATGGAGCCAATGGTATTAGGTAATACGCTAAAAGAAGTATTAAATGATATTGTGGCTTTGTTTTCAAAAATTCAAGTATTAACTCAACTTGGACCACAAAATATTTTACCAACAACTCAAGTTGATATACAAAGTATTACAAATAAAATTGACACAATTGTAAGTGAATTTCATCAAATAGAAGGAAACTAAAAGAGGTAATTATGAAAAAGAAAAAAACAAATATAAAAACTGTAATCAGACAAATCGTTAGAGAAGAAGTTGCTATGGCTATTAAGGAAGTGATAACTGAATTAAAAAAACCAACTCAATCTCAACCACAACCACAAAAGAAAATCGTTGAGAAAAAATCATATACAAACAATTCAGTATTGAATGATGTATTGAATGAAACAGCTCAAGATGGTGATTGGAAAACATTGGGTGGTGGTGAATTAACAACAGATAGGATGAGTGATGTTATTGGGAGAAACTATGGTGATATGATGAATGGAACACCACAACAAGTTCCATCAAGTGACCCAATGAGTCAATTCTTAAATAAAGATTACAGTGAAGTATTAAAGAAAAGTGAAGAAAAATCTAAAATGAAACATGGAAGGTAATTATGGGATTAAAAAAAGATTTAATCGCAGCTAAAGAGAAGGCGGCTAGAGATACTGGAGCAGGTCCGTTGGACACTAAACCAGGCTCTTATATTGAGAGAGAGGCTCACTATACAACGGAAGCTATAGTTAAGTTTTTAACTCAAGCTGAATTTAGAATTACTCAATTTAATGCGCCAGTAGTTTTAGAAAATTTTAAAATACCACCAAGGCAGGGTAGTGTTTTACCTATTGTATTATCTACTACCATTACAGGTGCACCTGTAGTGTCGAGGGTTGTTCAAGGTAAAGATGGTGTTTTAACTGATGAAATTAATGTTGATAAAAGAGGAGCTCCGACAGACATTTTAGAAGCAACGGGTTATGCATACATAGGTGAAGATCCAGACAGTCAAGATGGTTTTGATGTTGATGGTAGGTTTGGCCAACAACAATTCACAACAGTTAAATTATTCCCTGAAGATATATTGGAGTTATTATAATGGCTATTAGAAATAAAACAAGAAAACCATATATTGAGGATAACGATACTAAAGTTAAAATTGGTATTGATTTACCAATTCGTAGAGACGATGGGTTGGATGGATTTTTTGCAACCACTTCAACAACAATAGAAGCTGTAAAAAATAATATTAGAAATTTATTAAATACAAATGAGGGTGAAAGATTTTTCCAACCTAATTTGGGTTTAAATTTGAGAAGACTTTTATTTGAACATATCACGAATGAAAATTTAATTGGTGTTCAAGACGCTATATTAGATAAAATTGAATTTTGGTTACCATTTGTTCAAATAAGAGATATACAAATTTTAAGTAGAGATAATACAACAGATATTGGAATGAATGAAGTTAGAGTAAAAATAATATTTAACATTAAACGAGATCCTAATACGACAGATTCAGTAACAATGAATTTTTCAGGTGATATTATGGAATATGTGGATGATAGTACTGGTGCGGGACAAAAAGTTAGCACAATGCCTCGTCCATCAAGCTATTAAATGGAGATGAAATATGCCAACATATGGTAATGAAAATTTTAAAGAATCAAATGTAAATTATTTAAATAAAGATTTTGGTGCATTAAAACAATCTTTAATGAATTATGCAAAATCTTATTTTCCAAATGCCTATCGTGATTTCAATGAAACATCACCTGGTATGATGTTATTGGAAATGAATGCTTATGTAGGTGATGTGTTGTCATTTTACATTGACCAACAATATCAAGAAATGTTATTACCATTAGCTGAGGAAAGAAGAAATATAATTAATATGGCTAAGATGTTTGGATATAAAGTAAAACCAATTGTTCCTGCTTATGTTGATTTAACTTTTACATCAAATGTAAATGCTTCAAGTGGTGATGTGTCGAAAGTTGATTATTCTCATGCTAGTGTGTTTGATGCTGGGATTGAAGTTCAATCATCATTTGATACTGATATTGTTTTTACAACATTAGAACCTATTGATTTTAAAATTACATCTTCGGCTGATGGAGATACCATTGGTTCAACAGCCGCTAGTGGTTTGGCTTCAACTTACACATTATCAAGAAATGTTAGGGCTGTAAGTGCAACGGAAAAAACAATTACATTCGAAATTGGTATACCTGAAAAATTTAAAAAATTAACCATACCTGATACAAATGTAATTGATATTATTTCTTGTGTGGATTCAAATAATAATAATTGGTATGAGGTTGACTTTTTAGCACAGGATAAAGTTCCAATTGCAACTCATTACAGTGATGATATAAATAGAGATTCAGCTTATTCAACTGAAGATGGTGAAATAGAAGCTTCAGCGGCTGTTCCTTTTTCATTGACTTATATTGCAACAGGAAAAAGATTTACAAGAGAAACTAATATTAATAATACAACTTCACTTATATTTGGTAATGGGATATTAAAAGATTTAAATGCTGATGGTTTACCTGATCAAAACTATATTGATATGGAACAGATTGGAATTGTAATTCCTGGTCAAACTAATGATTTAAATCAATCAATCGATCCATTGTTAGGTAATGAGTATTCAACACTTGGTGAGACACCAAACAATACAACTTTAACAATTACTTATCGTGTTGGTGGTGGGATTAATTCAAATGTACCCAGTTCAGATTTGACTACTGGTGTTACTGCATTAGCAAGTATTATACCCTCTATAGATGGTGGAGCTAGACTTGGTAGTGTAATAAACAACGCAGCAGCTCGTGGTGGTAAAGATAAAGAGGATACTCTTGAAATAAGAGAAAGAGCTAAAGCGTTTTTCTCAACACAAAACAGATGTGTTACAAAAGAAGATTATGAAGCTAGAGTGTTGAATATGCCATCTAAGTTTGGAAACATAGCAAAAGCTTATGTTACAAGAGAAGCTCCTACATATTTAGGTGGTACTTCTTTAACTGCAGTTGAAAACTATTTTCAAAATGTTAATGATGCGGTATCATATCTAACTGCTTATTTAGGAGCTGCAGCCTTTGAATTATCAGTTTCAGAAGGTCAAATAGAAACTATAAGAACGATAATACAAGAAAATGTGATTGATGCGATACCTAATAATCCTGATACATCAGATTTAGCTAGAGACTTAGAATTAGGAACAATAAACATTTATGTATTAGGATATAATAATAGAAAACACTTAGTTGGTAATCCAAATATAAGAACAACGCAGAGTAATGATTTTTTACCCACAACCTTAACATCAAATATAAAAAATTATTTAGAAAACTTTAAATTAATGACGGATGTTGTAACGATTAACGATGGTTATATTGTAAACTTTGGTGTGATATTTGATGTCATCGCTGAAAAATATGCTGATAAACAAAAAGTAAAATTAGATTGCATTCAGAAAATAAAAGAATATTTTAGAATTGATAAAATGCAATTCAATCAACCAATTTATAAAAGTCAATTAGAATATGAATTAATGGGTGTTGAAGGTGTCCGTTCAATTGGTCATGTAACCATCACTCAAAAGGATGACTATAATACTGATATTGCAGATGCTAATTTACCAAATCCTACTTATACTTACTCTTATACACAAGATTCGGGTGTTGATTTAGATGGAGATGGGGTAAATGATCCAGGCTATATTGTCGCGTCGGGTGGTACATTGGAATATGGATATAAATATGATTTTGAAAGAGCTGTATCTGATGATGGTACAATTATATTACCACCATTAACATCAACACCAACGGTTTTTGAATTGAAATTTCCAAATCAAAACATACAAGGGAGAGTTAGATAATGCATCATTTTATTTTTCCAACACAAGACACTTGGATTTCAAGTGGTTCAAGTAAAATAGATGGAACTTCTTTTAAAGACCAAAACTTTGGAAGAGACCAAATACTTGAAGTTAAAAAAGAATTTTATAACACAGCTTTTGATTACCCAACAAGAGCATTAGTTCAATTTAGTGGAACTGAATTTACAGAACTTTCTAAATCAGTTGCTACTGGTAAAATTACAAATCCAAAATATTATTTAAGACTATATGAGGCTGAGGGTAATGCAGAAATGACTGAAGATTACACATTGGATATAAAACCAATATCACAATCTTGGACAGAGGGTACGGGTAAGGATGGTGACAGACCAAAAAATACAAATGGTTGTAGTTGGGAAAATCGTTCTAATCCAATTGGTGGAAATAATGTAGCTTGGTTGAATGCTGGTACAACAGTTTTAAAGGTAAGTTCTTCAACACAAGCTTTTTCAAGTGAATCTCCCGATGTTAATGTTGAAGTAACAGATATGATGAATATGTGGATAGAGGGTAGAGAAGAAAATTATGGTATGTTGATTCGTTTTACAGGCAGTCAAGAAACAGATGAAACAACATTTGGACATCAAAAATTCTTTTCAAGAAACACACATACTATTTTTTCCCCAAAATTAGAAGTTCGTTGGGACGACCATATAGCTTGTAGTGGTTCAAACACTGGTTCATTAACTGAATTAACGATGAGTGGATTAGCTGATAACTTTTTATATATGAAAGGTTTAAGAGAAAGTTATAAAGTTGGTGAAAGAGTTAAGTTTAGAGTTGGTGCTAGAAAAAGATATATTCAAAAAACTTTTTCTACATCAGTTCAAACCGTTACTGGTTCATTCATACCTGAAGGTAGTGGTTCTTATGCAATTAAAGATGTTGCTACTGATGAGTTTATTGTCCCATTTGAGGATAATCAAGATGTTAGTTATACGAAACTTAGTTGTGATAGTGATTCAAATTATTTCATTCAATGGTTAGATGGATTCTATCCTGATAGAGTTTATAAAATTTTATTAAAATTAAAATTAAATGATGGTCAAGAACAAGTGTTTGATGATGATTTTGAATTTATAGTGAAAAGGAAATAGGTTATGGGTGAATATACTGACCAACAAAATAATTATTTACATGATACATATACACCAGATGAAATAGCCCTATATGAGCAATTATTAGATTTAATCGCAGAAGCTTTAATAAGAAGTCCATTGGTTAATACATCAGATGTTGAGAATAATCAAAAATTTATTCGTAATGGACAATTACAAGTAGGACAAGGTTCAGGTGTCTTAGCACTTTTTCAAAAAGATATAAGAGCTAATCAAGAGGATTTAAACAACACTACTTTAAACAACGCTGAAGTCGAACAGACTTTAATTCAAATAGCTATCAATATTGATTTTTCTACATTAGTTATAAGGATTGAGGAAGGTGGTGATTTCGGTGTAACGATAAGTATTAATGGTGGTGGTGAAGATTATAATGGTTTACCTATTACTGATTTAGTTATAGGTGATGGTAATCCAATGAATGTAAGTCAATTCATTCCATTACAACAATCTGGTTCAGTTATAAATGTAGAGCGTGCAGAAGAATTTCTTGATACAAAAATTTATGAATTACTTCCATCAGGTGATACTAGGCAAGCTAGAATTAATAGGTTTTTTCAAGAGTTAAATACATTACTTCCGGCAATTCCTCAGTTTGATTTATTTGACTCGGAGGGTAATCCAAGTCCTGATGGTAGAGTTGATAGATCTGTTGATGGTAGTTGGAGTGGTTCATTACAATATAATAAAGATAATAGTATTTCATATGCTCAAGATAATCCACAAGAATCAAACATTGAAGAAGAAGAAGCATTCATTCATAGATTAAAAGGTGGGGCTTATCCAGCTAATGATTCAAATCAAAACAGAACCATTGAAGATATTTATAATACTATTCTTCCTTATTTAACGGATATATTAGAGGATGAACTTGAATTAGAAGAAATACCTAAATATGAAAATCAATCAAGTGGATATTTAAAATTTAGAAATTTAAATCAAGGCATTGTTATTAGAAACACAAATCAAAACTTTGTTCAAGGATTAGATCCAAATAATCCAACTTGGTTAACGAGTGATTACAATGGGTTGTTAAGTACATATGAAACAGATGATGCAGGTGGTAATGTTGATGGTAATGCATTAACAAAAAATTTTATATTATCTAATGTAGGGACTGGATTTACCATTACAATGTGGGTTAGATTTTTGGATAAAGTATCTCAAGGAACTTTGTTCAATTATGGAAATCCAACAAGACAGATTCCAGGAGAAAATCCATTTGGTTTTAAATTAGAAACCTATGTTGTAAATAAAGATGATCCAACAAGAGAACTTAATATGTATGATAATCAAGGTAACGCAACAATTGTTACAAATTTTGGTGAATATATGAATGCTAGTAATTCTAATGGTGAAAATTATGTAAGAGATACAATGAATTTATTCAAAAACACAAATTCAGAAAGATTCGTTAGATTACAAGTTAGAGAATTTGGTAGGTATAGTAATGCAACGGATCAGGGACTCAGAAGTTCGGAAATTGGAAATCCATCTTTAGCAAAAATGACTTGGAACGGACCTGAATTAAATCCTGCTAATCCTGATTATGATGATTTAAGAGTATTAAATAACGCTCACATACCTGTGGATTTTAATGAATGGTATTTCATTTGTGCTAGTTACAATCCTTCAATTATAGAACCAAACGCTGCTTCTTCAAACAGTTATAATTCAGACAATGGATACGATTTATTACCGGCCTCAAATAGAGACGCGGGAAATGAACCCTTGTTTTGGATGAACCACATTAATCCATTTACAGGACAATTTTTTTCAAATTCAGGTTATGGTAATAAATGTAAAGTAGAAGTTATTTCAAGAACAGATTTATTTAGAGCTCGTGGTTTTACAGTTTAAGGGGTTTTCATAATGGCAAGTGAAAACATACAAAATAAAAACGGATTGTCAATAACAGTCGGAAGTGATGAGGAAAGATTCACTATAAGCACTGAAGGTGGTGTAGGTTCAACTGACCCTATTAATCCATTTAGTGATAGTACAAGACCTGATGATGATTCACATAATAGTGATGGGCACCACCACCATAATCACCAACATGGTGAAGGTGGTGATACACCATTCGATCAAGAGTTTGAAGCAGATGATCCAGTTGATTTAATTGAGATTAATAGATTTCAATCTGAAATTTTTCAAGCAAACCAAATATCCATACTTAATAATCCTAATCCAACACCAAACACTAAAGTATTAAGAATTACAGATATAGGTACACACAATGATGACGCTTTAGACATCATTGAACGAATGGGAGAATTATTGCAACAATTCCCATCTCAAGGTGATATGTCAGTATTAAATCTTGCAATTGAACCATTTTATCGTCTTCTGGATCGTCCATCTCTTTTAGGTGTTGGTCCTCATGATGTTCCAAAAAGATTAACATTCGTACCTGAAAACATTTTGGGAGATATTGATGCTAATACTTTATCTGAATTACCAATTCCAAGTTACATTGAAGAATTTGATACTGCTCCACCTCGTAATGTTCTTGATGAAGCTGATGGTGAAGTGTGGAACTCAGTAGCTAGGCCTGATATACAAGTTTTCATTCAAGCTTATAAATTAGCTCAAGATGATAGAATAGGAGAGGGAATAAATTTATTAGATCAATATTATCAAGCTGGTGGATATAAGTTTAGTCAAGTTCATCCTATTCATTATAATGATTATATTGTTCAAGGAAGAGAAATACCATCTATAAATGGTAACACGAATCTTTTAAGACCATTTTCTTCATACACTAACATCACAGGAACTAAATATTATTTTGAATTAACAATCGATGAAGAAGATGGTCTTGATATTAATACTTTTTTTATTCCAAGATTAAGATTTAAATTAATTGGACCTGCAGTAACATATGAAGATATTGAAGAATTTAATCCAGTTGAAGAAGATATACCTGATGAACCAGACCCTATAATTTTTGGTTGTACAGATCCCGAAGCTGATAATTATGATCCTGAAGCGAATGTTGATGATGAAACTTGTGAATATTTAGGTTGTACTGATCCAACTGCTGATAATTATGATTCTAATGCTAATACAGATGATGGTTCTTGCTCGTATTCAGAAGATGACACTGTTGTTGATGAAGACGACCCAATTAATGATATACTAACCGATAATTATTCAACCGATGAAGAAATATCAGATGGCTTTGGAGTACCTGGAGTTGATATAGAGCAAACAATTTATAAATCATTTGACCCATTTAGTGGAATGGCCATTGATACATTTACTTTCAAAAACACAAGAGCAGGTTTATTAGATTCTGATGATGATGGTAGAGTAGCATTGGGTATGTTTGTATTTAATGACGATAATGAATTACTACAAGATAATTTTTTAAGTAATTTACAATTACCATTCAGACAATATGAAAAAAATAATTTAGTTCCTAATTCACAAGGGCGTGCTATAAAAAGTATTTGGGAAAATAAATATGGTGCGGATAATCAACCAAGACCAGACGAAGAAACAACTAGAGAAAGATTTTTCATACCTGAAAATGATTGGGGATATTGTACTTATGATGCTTTACGAATTGAAGATAAAAAAAGAAATGAGAATTTGTATCAAGGTGGGGATGATTATGCAGATGATGATTTTTGGGGTAATGCTCAAGAAAATATTACTAATGGTTCTGAATTAATCAATTCATTTGAACAATCTCCAGATGGAGGTTTAAATGATGCAGGTGGAACAATAGACTCTCAAGGCACGATTGGTTACGCTGGTTTTCATGCTTATTTTTTTGATTATCAACTTGGATCTGGACACGCCCAGCAATCACTTTTAAGACTACAACATAACTTAGAAACTGCCTCTGTTCAAGCAAGTAGTGAGTATGATGAATGTAATAAATTTTTTATGCAAAATCAAATTGATAGTTTAGGGAAACAAGATGTTCCCTCAAATCAAATCCCAGCCGCTTCAAATCATCCGTCATACATTGCTGCTCGTAAATGCACTGCTACGGGTTATCGAGAAAACACTTCAGGTAATTCACTTCCTTATCGAGCTACTTGGTTTCCCAATGTTGCAAAATGGATTATTGATGAAGATTTTACAGAAGATTGGGAACGAGGAAAAGTTGAATGTTATTCATTCGGAAGATGTTTAGAATTTTTAGGAACTAATTTTAGAGAAGGTTCTTTTGATTTTAATGATAATGGTACGGATGATACAGAAGGTCACTTTGAATGGTCTAGTAATACAAATATGAATGTTGGTGCTGGTGGTGGTGTAACACGAAATCAATACAGAGGTTTAAATCAAGTTATTAAAATTTATAACCCATGGAATGAAAGTGAAACTACTAGATTAAATCCATTTAGTGTTATGGAAGTTAAATTTAAAATGAAAACTTTAGATTTATTCGTTCCTGATACTGAACAATATAAAGGTGTAATGTATGATGAGACAAATCCACCACAGGTTGAAATTGCAATTGTGGATGGAGATGGTGCTACATCGAATCCATTAAGAACACAAAATAGAGTTGAGGGAGCAAGGTCATTACCATATGCATATTCACATGGATATTGGCCACATGGTGATTTTAATTCACAAAGATATGATGCTGATGATAATGATGAGGGGACATTAAATAGAAAATATTCCAACTTTGGTTCAATGGGGAGATTTCAAAACACTGAACCTAATAAATGGGAAACATTTAGTTATAAATTTACACTAGGTGAAGTCTTTCGTTATGGTAGTGGAATAGTCAGACCATTATGGTTACTTGTTCAAGCCGCAGGTGATTTTTATGGACGAGTTTTATTAGATGACTTTGAAGTTTATGAATCAGGAGATTTCATACCTGATGTTGATGTTAGAAAAAAATTATCTGTTGGTAATTATGGTAAAGCAGATTTGACAAAATATTATGATCCTGTTATTCATTTGGAAGAATATCCAGATACGACAGCACCATGTGAAGCTCAATTTTATTTTTATCCACAACATCCAAGTAATGAAATGTTTGATGTAAAAAGAACACCTGTATATCAAGATTTTAAAAGAGGATTGTTTTACATTTATGATGTGGATTGGGGTGATGGTTCACCGAAAGAATTTACATCTGAACCTGAACCAATAGATGAAGAAACTGCTTTATATCATACTTATGAATCAAGTGGAGTTTTTACAATTACAGGTACGATGATAAGAATGAAAGTAAATGCTGATGGTGATGAAGTTGGTATTTTAAGAAATAAAATGTTTGATTTAAGAATAAATATCAATGAAGGAATGGATGAAGATTTTCAATATTTTGCTCCAGATGGTTTTTCTTTCATACCTTATAAAAATACTTCACCAATTATAGGTGGATATTCAGAACAAAGTATTTATTATAAAGCTACGAAAAGACAACTTGGATTTATAAGTGATAATATAAAAACAACTGTTCCTTTTAAAAGTAAAGGAGACAAGTTAAAAACAGAAATAGCATTAGATAAAATGGATTCATCTTTTAGAGAAAAATCTGACCTATTAAAAGAATATACAATATCAAGAGAAAATTCAACTGGTGAAATAATTTATAATGGAATTACAACTTATCCCGAAGAATTAGGAAAATCAATTGGTGATACTGATATTACAAATATAAAATTTTATAATAAATCAATGGACATTATTGAATTGTTAGGATTTCAATGTGATGAATTTAGTGAAATAAACATTATACCATTAACTAATCCTCAAAATGGTGCGAATTATCGTAATCATGGTTTATCAGAGCTTAATGCTCTACCAACTGATGTTGATCCATCAATAAATCTTCCTGAGGGGGTTGAGGATTATATTCAAACCATGACATTAATATATGATGATGATTCAAATCCTACCGATAACAATCATATGAGAGTTGGTTATAGATTTAAAGTCAGCAATACTGAAGTTGGTTATGTTGATGCTGGTAATTCAAATCTTAGAGTTCCAACACCTATTTTAAAGGCTGGAACAACATATACATTCTCTACTCATATATACATACCCGATGGTTTTGAATCACAAGGTAGTGGCAATCAAATACAACTTGGTGTTATTCAAACTCCCGCTGATAATGATTGGGCAACTAATGAAAATTTTTTAGATAGTGCTTTTTGTTGCACTGAGGAAAAATTTGAAGAAGGTTTATGTCGGTATAATGGAGAAGAAGAAACAAGTGACGACCAAATCTCATATGGTGCATCAGTTCAATTTTCGTATTTCGCAGGTTGTTTTTATAATGACTATGGAACTATGAAGAGTAAGGGTGAAACTCCAAAAGGGATGACTTATACCGTATTGGATACTGCTCCAGTGGATGAAAATAAACAATGGTATAGAATGTCAGCAACATTTGCACCATTAAATCCTGATGAATATGGTGCCAATTTATCTTTTAGAATCATACCATATGATGTGGGAAGACCATATATTACAAATGATATGTATTATGTCGTTGGAGCTCAACTTGAAGAGGGTGATACAATGAGTGCATTCACAACTGAAGATTTGGATTTTGGTACTTGCTTACGATATGATTCAAACATACCCGATAATGAAAGATATTGGAAAAACATTATTCCTGAAGATTATTCTATTTATGATAGGGTGGGTATTGATTTAAATTTAACACCACCAGTGGATACATTTGTGGAACAAGAGTGGTTGGACTTAGATGGTGATGGTGAGCCTGATTACTATTATCCTGTTTTACCAAATTATGGTTCAGATGGAAATTTTATTGAAGGTAACT